TTCATATCGCCGTAGGTGGCCGCCGTCGATTGCTCGGAGTCCATAACCGTCACGCCGTTGTTGACGATGCGCACACGGATAAAAGGCAGGGCCTCAGAGAACGCCAACTGAACCAGCGCCGGAGCGATATAGGAGTCCATTAAGGTCTCATCGTTGCCGGTGATAGTCCCAGCGGTGACCTTGGCGACGAGGTCGTCGTATAGGCTCTGTCCGAGGGTAGGGAGAAGGTGCATCTCCTGAGCGAGCCGGATGTACGGCTGTAGGATTTCGTCGTCGACGGATCCACCAAGCGCCGTCTCCTTCTTGAGCTTGGCCGGAGAAATGAAGAGGATGAGGTTCGCCATTATCGGGGGGTCGTAAAGTCACGGGGTTCGAGGAAGCCACGGTTGACCATATCGCGGGGGCGCTGGGCGACCTTCGGGTCGTTAGGCTGTAGCCGTTCCGCATCGGGCCCAGCGGCGCGAATTATCTTCTGCGCTTGGTTCACGCTGACCTTCTTGTTGTTCTTCTTGAGGTACGTCCTACGGGACCAAAAATGGCGACATGATCCGCCTCCTTTCCAGTAAAATAGGTTGTACGTGTTGGCACCCTCTGGACCCCATCCGGGATTGACCGCGCGGTTTGAGGCTCCCAAAATGTCTTCCTTCCTGTAGACCTTCTTCGCGTTCATCATCTTCCGGCAGAACTGCCTGCTCTTATTGTCCGGCTGAGACCCTGCGTAGGAGTACCGGACTTTGATGAGGTCGGTGTCTTGCTCGGACTTGCCAGCAGGGTTGGACGATGGCACCCGCGCAAACGTCCACAGCGCGTCGAACTCCTGCTCCCTTTCGTAGTCTACCTCCCGCTCGTCGATGAGTTCGTATTCTTTGTCCTCGTCCTCTCCCATAGCGATGAGCAGGTCGGCAACGGTATCCTGTACCTCTTCACTTGCCAAAGAGAACAACGAGACCTGCCCCTCGAACAGAGCGCGGGCGTCGGCCTCTTCAAATTGTAAGAACTGAACCAGGAAGAGAACTGCCTGTCGAGGCGTTAGGATGCCCTCCTTGACCTTAACAAGGATATCGAGGGCGGCGGATATCTGCGCTCCGTTATATGACGCCTGTGCCTCTGCTGCACTCTCGGCGATTTCGGAGTCCACGACGGACGGGTCGATACCTTCCACGCCCGGCACAACTTCGACGCCTTCGACACCTTCCTTCTCCTGGTCGTCTACCGTCTGAACCTTCACCGCCTCCACATCGATAAAGTCGGCAGGCTTCAAAGTCTTAAAGTAGAAGTCCAAGTCGATGCCGTTGATACTGAACACCACCTGAAGCCCGTCCAAGAGGGTGCGCTGGTACGGCTTTACCACGGTATTCTGGAAGAGCGAGAAAGCGTCACGCAGTTCCTCGGCGTTATTGCCAAATCCGGAGCCATCGCCACGGATACCAAAGAGCAGGGGCGAGGTGATACGGTGGCCGGCCAATATTTTCGTGGTGCATTCCTTAGCCAGGAACTCATACATCCCGTCGTTATCGTTGGGGTTGACAGGAGTCAGCTGGGGAGCCGAGTCGGAGCCGTCATTGAACGAGATGAGCAGGCGCCCGGCGTTACCCGATCCGCTGAATTTATCGTTGACGTGGCGCTCGATGGTTCTCCTCTCCTCGTCCGTAGGTACGCCGTTATTAAACGACAACAACATAGAAGGGAAGAGGCCGTTGCGGATATTGTTGAGGTGGAACGAGCTGATTTCTCTGTCGAGCTCGACGTAATTCGTAGCGCCAACGTAATCGGGCAGGCCGTAGTAGAAAATCCCCGGCTGGTAGGCTTTGATTTGATACACTACGGCCGCGTCGGAGCGGTCTTCTAAATCCAGCGCGGGGTACTTGACAGGAGCAAAGCGGGGCTCTCTCATGCGGCTCCAGTCAGGACTCACATAATAGCAGTCTACGCGCCCTTGCGCATCGGCTACGCCCGTCCGTACGGTATGGGCAGGCAAGAACCGCAACTCAGCCACCTCAGTCCTGACGCGGTTCCAAATAATTTGAACGTAGCACTGCCCGTAGAGCTTCAGGTCGAAGCACAGCTGGCGCATGATATTCTCGTCGGAGTTCTCCAACAGCTTCTGCGTCTTAAGCCACTGTTCGGGCTTCTCTTCCCTGTCTGTGGCGTCGAGGCCATCGCCATAAATCATCTCCGAGACACCGTTGACGACGGCGGCTTGGATACTCGAACCGAGGTACAGGTCGCGGAGGTAGTCGCCGTATCGATTGTCGAAGCCATAGTCGACCCAATCGCGCCCGGTCTTCTCAGTGAAAAGAGGCAGCTCGTGAGTAGGTAACCCGAAGACGTTGAACTCGTGCTTACTCATAGTAGGTGAAGGTTTCGGCGGCGTCGGGTTGGCTGGTGTAGGTTGTCTCTTGGTACGCTTCCGTCGTTGTCGTGGCATCTTCTGTAAGTATCAAACCCCCGGATTCCTGCGCGAGGAAGTTCCCGGATTCGGTGAGTAGTATTCCCGTCTGTCCGCCTTTCGAAAGATAGCCTAAACCCTTTTCGAGGATGACGTCGGCCGAGGTGATGGCTCGAACGTCAGAGGACGACGCCCGCTCGACGATACGGTACTGGATAAACCCCTCCGGCCATTGGGGTCCGCTAAGGTCGGCGGAGGTGTCAGCGGCGACGGTATCGGCGGAGAAGGAAAATGTCGTGAAGCGGTCGGTTACTGTCAGCGTCGAGGCGTTGACCATAACCACCTTATTTGTAGTAAGGCTGGTGAGCTCCATACCGAGCGCCTGGATAGTGGCGCCATACTCGGCAACGTTAGCCGCTCCGCGCTTTTCCTTGGGCGTGATATAGACCGTATTGGAAACGCTCGCCGAATTATTCTTGAAGACCACAATCATCTCATTGGTGGATATAAGAAAGGGCCGCCAATGGCGACCCCTTCCTAAAACACACAAAGCAACGGAGATTTAACCCGTGGTAATAGTAACGTTCGAAGGTGTCGTCAGCCCATCGAAGGGATAGACTGCCGTACCGATTCCGGCGGTAGCTTCGAGGAGGTAGTAGGGAGCAGGCTCACGACCGGCGAAGGTCATGGTGCTTCCTGACATCTCATTACGAGCGGCGCCAGAGGTCAGCGTTCCCCCGTTCAGGTCCATCCCGTAGGTGGCTCCGAAGAGGAAGACGTTGTCGTTATTGTCGAGAACGAAGATCTGCGAGCGGTTGCGGCTGATGAGGCGCAGCTGTTCGGGGTCTTGTTCTTGGTGCTTCTGAAGAACTACGTTAAGCGTCTGCTCGAAGAGTGAGGCGCCCGTAGCTGGGTCAGATTGGACGTTGACGGTGAAGGAAGACAAGTCCGGGCGAAGGTCGTACTGGAGTACAGTCATCGCGGGGAGGTCGGTTACGGTGAAGCTCTCGCCGGAGGCGGTTGCTACCGTTGCCGATCCTGCCGTTCCATCACCCGTCCCGGCGGCGGTTACAAGTCCGTCCGCGAAGTCACTCACGAAAAAAATCCGTGAGAGACCTCCGAGGGCATCCTTGCAATCCAGCGCGCGGCCGAGGGTGATAGTACAGGCCATGTCTTATGCGAATGCGAATCCTACCACGCCGTCAGTTGGCACGGCTACGTTAACACCGACAGCGAAGTTCATCGTGGCTTTCACGTTGTCGCTACCGTCGTACTGATAGACAGGAATCAAAGCAGCGGCCTCGTTGCCTGTGTAGGCATTGGTTCCGACTACGATGTTGTCAGGGTATGTAAACGCAATCGCGTCAGCCGTTCCGATACCTGCTGTAGGGTACACTGGGTATCCGAGGTAGCTTGCGCCGCTCAGGTCCTGGTTGTATCCCGCTCCGGTATTCTGCGCAGCTTGGGCCTGCTGGAAGAATGCATAAGCCTCGTATCCGATGTAGAAACCGGCTCCGGGCTTCAGCATGATTCCGGGGGTAGCGGCGACACCTGCGAAGACCTTGTCCATCTCGCCGAGGATATTGGCGGCGGTAAAGGTGGCGGCAGTTTGTACCTGTCCGAAGTCCTGCATCGCGGAAGCGTTGATTCCTGCCTCGTTGATTGTTCCGTTGTCAGACAAGAGACCAAACGGGAAGGTCGTTGCAACACCCGCCCACATCAGGGTTTCGAGGCTCTCTCCAGCTTTAGCAGCTACAGAGGAAAGCAAGAACTCAGCGAAGGCAGGGGGAATCTGACCGTCCCGGCGCATACGACCTTGAGCCGCAATGAACGTTGGGAAGATGGTCTTCCGGCAAATCGTTTCCTTGACCATCAAGTCGTTGAGCGTTACAATCTGCTCGGTCAAAGAGATATTTCCCGGAGTATCAGTTCCAGCACAATCGGCGGCTCGAATAACGTCGGTGAGTCCGAGGTTGGAAATAACCGCCTTATGGACGACGCCCTCGATGAGGCGGCAGCGGTTGTTGGTGATGGTCTCCGCACCGGTGACGGCGGCGGTAACGTACGGCAGTGCCAACTCACCCGCGTAGGTGTTGTCGGTCACCGTAATGTCGAAGTCGTACTTCTTACTTTTTACAGGATTCATGAGAACTGGGAAATTACATTGAAGGCGCGATCTACGCCGGTGAGGTTGGGGTCAATTTCTTTGCTGAATTCAGCCTTCGGCAAAACGCGGTCGGGTTGTGCTGCGGGCTGTTCTTCGAGCTTGGCAAGTCGTGCGCTGATAGCTTCGAGGGCTACCGTCATCTGGTCGGTGATTGCTGAGAGGTGCGCCGACATCTCGACGGGCGCTTCTGTCTGCATCTCTTCTTTCTCTTCTTCCTTGGCTTCGACCTCCTCAGCGGGGGCCATTGCTTCCTTCACCACCTCGACAATCTCGGCGGCTACCTCTGGAGAGATTTGGAACTTGTCGACGAGGGCGGCCTTTACCGCTGCCATTTCGTCCTTCTCTTCTTCGTGGTCTGCGGCCTCGACTTTCTCCTCTTTGTCTTCCATCATCTCGACGACGGCAGAGTTTTCGTCTACGGTCACTTGCCCACCGTCGGACAGTTCATACGATCCAGCCTCCAGGGGAGCAGCTTCGCCGTCCTCGCTCATAACGCGAACAGGGGCGCCCGCGCTGAACGCTTCGGCTTCGGTGGCAATGACGCGCCCATCATTTAGGCGGGCTTCGGCGTAGAGGTCTTGGCGTTCTGCCTCTACGACAGAGCGGACGGCCTCCTTGAGTTTCTCAATTACTGACATAGATGGAGTTTCTAACGGTCGATATAACGCCGATTTATTCGTTTGGAAGTAGGGGGTCGAGCTGCTCGTGGTTCTCGCACGGCATATACAACGCCCGGCCATTGATTTCGTGAGCGTGGTGACCTTCGCACCCTAACGCCTCGGCCATCAGGCGGGCCTCTAATGGGGTTCCAAATAAGGGCTTACCGTCAAGGAACGCAACGGGCTCAAGCACATCACGCACGGCGGCGGCAATAGTCTCAATGGTGACATCTTCCATCTTGACCAACTTATCGATAAAGTACCCCTCGATGGAGAACCCCCGGTATTTTTTGTCCTTGACATCGGCCCACACGTCGCCGTTGGTGACGCGAACGGAAACCATCCACGTCCCGACGGGAACATCGAAGCCATATACTGCGGCCTTGTCTTTGTCTTTGTCGGCTACTATCCAGCTCTCGAAGATGGACAGCCCGTCGACCTTCGTCTGGTGCTCGACGGTATACTCTCCGTTGCGCTTCTGCCTCATAAAAAGCTCGGCGGCCTGCTGTACCGTCTCCTTGGAGAAGTAGACCTCGAACTCTTCCTGCTTGCTCTCGTCCCATCGCGGGATCATCTTCTCCGGGATGAGCGCCGGACCGACGAGGAGCTGCTTGTCTTCGTCAATCTTGGCGAGGGTGAGCTTCTGGTCTTTGTTGAAGTACACGAAATTCTCTTCTATAGCGGGGAACTTTACAAGGCTGATGGCCTCGACTCCGAAATCGTCCTGTTCCTCATCAATCAAAAGCTCGACTGTCCTCATAGCGTTGTTTGAATTTGTAGCTCTCTGTTAAGCGCTTGCTTGTTGCTTATCTCCTTCTCTACAACATATGCGCGGACGGGTTCCGGTGTGGGGTTCTGCTGATTGGGGACGAGTGACCCAACATCGACACCGACCGACTGGACGCCACCCCCTCCGATAGAGGCACCCCCTCCGGCGGAAGAACTGCCACCGCCTCCAGAATTAAACGACGTGGATTTGATAGCGGCCACACGAGCCAAGCCTGAAGCGGTAGCTGCGGCGGCAGCAATAGCCGCACGAATAGGAGAGTCAGGCGTTGCCGTCAGTTGTGAGGTGAACGCCTTTTGTGCAGCCATATAGGTCGAGACCAGTGTCTCGGCTATACTGATAGCCTTGTTCCTGTTAAAGGCTTTTTTGTTTTGCTCTACTCCGCCCTTGCTGAAGGCTTCGTTTAAGTTCGACAAGATGCTCAGGGTCTGCGTCGCCGTTTGTACCTGAATCTCTCGCCTTGCCATTGCGGCGGCTCGCTCGTTGGCGAGGTCTTCCTGCCGGTGGCGCTCCTGCATCTCATTGACCTCCGTGGCGTATTGATCCAATACGGCCAGCCGCAGCTCTTGGTTAGTTCCTGCCGCATCCATTAGGGCGTAGAAGGTGGCGTCGTGGTCCGCGATTTCTTTCTCCCTTTCCGTCAGGCGGCGCGTAGCCAGGTCTTCGTTGAGTTTGTCCCTTTGGGCAATACTTACCTCGCTGTGCTTTTCAAATAGCGCTTGTATCTCCGCGTCACGCTGTGCTTCAATTTGCGCCTGAAGTTGCGCGTTATCTCCTGCGGCGTCAAGTTGAGTATTGTAAAAGTCCTCAATGGTGAGGAGCTCGTTCTCTAAGGCGCTAAGGTTGG